ATGTGTACATGTAGGGCATGTTACATTATCACTGAAAAACTTATGCTCTTTAGTAATGGTAGATACTTTCTGAGATATTTTACCCCTATAATTGTTAAGTTCTACTAACTTATCACCAGCACCTGTGACCTCTTCTTGTTTATTTGTAAGGTCATCAATGTCTCCCTGTAGCATATCATTCTTCTCTATATGAGTATCAATTTCAACTGTTAGTTCTTTAATTTTACATTCTTTATCCTTTATATTTTCCTTACCACGATTCTCTATCTTTTCCATAAACTTCTCTTGCATATCTACTTTATCATTCAAAGATTCCTTCTTCAAATCTAAAGTATTAAGTACTTCTTTCTCTTGTCTTATCTTATCCTTAATAATACTATTCATTGAAGAGAATATTTTAATATCAAGTAGATCCTCAATAACCTCTCTACGATGTGTAGCAGTCAATTGCATGAAGGGAACAAATGTACTAGACCCTAATACTACGATTTGTGTGAAAGATTTATAGTTCATCTTTAACACATTCTGCTCTAACCACTTCTGTTGATCATTAGCAGAAGATGCTTGATCTAATACCTTATCATCTCTATAGATTACAAATAGGTTTGGCTTTATTCCTCTTACTACTTTCCAATTAATCGTCCCAATAGAAAACTCTAACTCTACCCTACAATCTTTCTCATTAGTGGAATTTATTAGTTGTCCTTTATTAATCTTACGAAATGGTTTACCAAACAAACTAAAGGTAAGAGCATCAAGAACCGTACTCTTACCAGTACCATTATCTCCTACAATTAATGTAGTAGCATGAGATTGGAAATTAATTTCAGAATATTGATTGCCCGTAGATAAAAAGTTTTTCCAACGGACTTTTTCAAATAAAATCATTCTTTGTTGTTGGCGGTATTACAATATCATTGGGAGTAATAACGGTATATTCATACCCATGGTCTTCACATACTCCGACCATCATATCAGGTTCAACTTCAATCACATGCATTTCAGGATAATCATTATCTTCTAACTGCATAGCATAACGAGTAGCATCATCCTCTTGTTCAAAAAGATAGAGGACATGTTCACCCTCATCATTTTTAACAGAATATGCACCCTCATTTTCTTTGCCATGAACTGTTAGAATATACATTAGACTAACTCACATGCTTCTTGATATACATTTTGTATAGTCTCCTGTATTCTTGATTTCTCTAGATTGATTTCTGCCTCTTCAACATATCTATTCAAAATAGATAGAGTATCCTCTGACTCGAAGGCTTCAAAATCTTCATTCTCTTGTAGTTGGAAATTCTCAACTACTTTAAGTTCATGGATGTTTGCACTATACAACTTATCAATAAACTTTTCAAACTTCTTTGGACTGGTCTTCTTACGAACAATTACCTTTACAATTTTATTTTCATACTCACGAGCATCAAAAGTTTGATAATTTTGATCCTCATAATAGATAGTATAGAACATTCTGTAAGGATTGTCTATAGGGGTATGTTCTAAAGTTTCCGTATCAAAAATATGAAACCCTCTCGTATCTTCTAAATCATTCCAGAACATTTCATATGGATTGCCAAGATAATATAACTTACCATTATCAGACCTTGTATGGTAATGTCCTGAATATACCTTATCAAATTTATCAAACAGATCTACATCAATTCCCTGCTCCATTACATACCCACGATGAATTCTAAATCCCTTACACTCTAAATGACCCATTGCCATAGGACATTTAGTTTTACTAATCATCTTTAGAGTCTGCTTTTCATTCTCAGAATTAATCCAAGGTATTAAAAGAACACTAAGATTATCTAACTTTATTTCCGTTGCTTCAGAATAAGTTTTTATATTATCATACTCAGCAAGTAATAAGTCGATAGCATTAACATCATTTGTATTCTTATAATAGGCAGTATGGTTACCAACAATACTATGGATATTACAACCAAGATCTCTCAACCTATCGTAATAATTATTCTTTGCCCAGGATAAAGATGAAAAGTCGATACCCTTCCTGCTATCGAAGGTATCGCCCATATCAACAATGGTAGTAATACCTTCTTTCTCAATAGTCGGAAAAAATATATCATTGTAAAACCTCAGAAAATATTCATGAAAATGCTTTGAGTTTTTCCTAGCACCAAAATGCTGATCTGTTATTATAGCGACTTTCATTTTTTAGATCTGTTTAGAAGAGTGATGAACTTATCTGCTGCCCATGTTCCTGCAATACAAACTTCTATTTCATCCCCATCATTCCAAACAGGTGTACCATCCTTCTTCCGCATATCCAGAGCCTTCTCTAGATCGTCGATAATCTTTTGTGTGATTTTCATTCCTTAATGCGGCGAGGGACTTCTATTTGCCATGATCCACCATCTAGTGTAACCATCTCAAAATGCTCTTTAACATATTTCTCTCTTGCTTTCTTCTCCTTCTCTATTCTATTCAATTCATCTTCACGCCCAGGTTCAGGTTGAATCTCGCCATAATGATTTTGACTATCACCAATATATTCTAAAAGTGTATTATCAATCATATGATATAGAGTATCCCATGTTAGGGTAGTTCTAAGATCATTAATAATGTTTTCTCTATCACAAGTATCAAGATCATCATAATCTAGATCCAAAACATCACATCTGATATTCACCAGATCAGTAAGGTTAATAGTAATCCTTACATCATTATCAATGGTTTCCATTAGTATCTTAATTTAGAATGAACTGCATCTTTGATTTGATTATAATCAGCAGCATCTCCTCCATCATCACCATAAAAGACTTCATCATATCCAGATCTTTCAAGTATCTTATTCTTGATTTCTAGTTGGCGTTTTTCTCTTTGTATTCTGCGGAGAAATGCATAATGTATAATCTGCGTAAAGTAAGCAAAAGGATTTTTGGATTTCTCAGGATTAAAATTATGTATGTATTGAACGCAATTTTCGATTCCATCAGAGATCATGTCCTCCTTGAACATGTAGTTTACAAAGTTTGGTTTAAATGATAAATGATTTGCAATCTTTAGAAAGCACTCTCCAATATACCTAGGTATAGGTGGTTTTGGCAACCCTCTAATTTCTGCAATCTCTCTATCTTCTCTTAGTTTAACTAATGCGGCAAGGAACTCCTTATTATTCACGTAGTGTTCGGACCTCTTCCGTTTAGCCATAATTCGTCCTGCCATAAGCATATCTCACTATGTATGTAGATATTATAACATTTCCGTGGACAGTTGACAAGTTGCTATATTCTATGTAAAATAACTCTGTTGGGTTTCAGAAAAAGATATAGCTAAGGTTGTTTATTAGGGCTAGATTTATATAATTTCTCTAAGATATCTTTAGCATCATTAACAGTTGATATATAACCCATCTTTCTACTAATTTTAGGTTGATCTTTATTATCCCTATCAGTATCTTGTACAAATCTCTGATACATTCTAATCATATGTAAATCAGATGATTCAGATAAAGTAAGAACATTATCCATATTAATAATAAACATATCTTCTCTAGTAGTCTTTAACCATGGTTCTACTTTATAACCAACTATCCCAGCTCGTGACTTTACTTCGCAAACAGTAATAGGATGATGAATTACTAACATAGTACGATCTACTTCTTCAGATGCTGCTATCTTAGCAAATACTTCTTCGCCGTTTTTAAATTTAATTGTTCCGTAAAAGTCGTCTTCCATTATTTCTTTAGTTGTATAGTGATTATTTCATAGTTAAAATTTTCTTCATTGTAAATTTTAATTCTTTCTATGAGATGATTTAGTGTATAATTTTTACGAGAGTTGTAAGTGCAATCATCTGATATATCATATAAAATTGCCTTTACTTTGTTAGCTCCTTTCCTAAGTACTCGTCCAATACTTTGAAGATTTCTAATTCTCGATTTTGACGGTGAGGCAAAGATAACATTATGGAGATTTCTAATATTAATCCCTGTAGAAAATGTTCCGTAGGAAGCGACGATGATCGCATTGTTCTCCTCCTCTGTTATTTCCCGAATTAATTCTCTCTGATCAGCATCCACTCCACCATGAACAAAGAATACTTTTCTATCACCTCGCTTGTTATTATTTATCTTTTCATAAAGTATTGCTCCATGGGTTTCTACTCTACTATACAATACAAGACTATTACCCTTTAAGTCTAATGACAAATTTGTTATAAATCTATTTCTCTGTTCATGACTAATAAGATATTCTAATTCATCTTGATAAGTTTCGAATTTTTGCGGCGGATGTTTTAGTACTAAACACTGAATATCTAATTGGGAAAGATGACCTTCCTTCATTAATTCATCTGTTCTAGTCACTTTATATGCAGGACCAAACAATCCTTCCAATACCCACTTATGTGTTTGAGTTCCATCTAATGTACCAGTAAAACCATAACGATACTTAGCATGTTCCAATTTTGTCATTATAGATACTAGGGACTTACTTTTAAATAAGTGAGCCTCATCTCCTATTACTACATCATAATCTACAAAGAACTTACGATCTAGTTTATAAACAGATTGCCATGTAGTAATAGTAACAGGGAACTCATTTGATTTCTCTTTACCTGCATATATTCGGTGACAGTATGACTCAGCATCCCAACCATAATCTTGAAAATCTTTATACATCTGCTCCACGAGACTGGTCGTTGGAACAACTAGAAGTATTTTTTGACCTTTATCCACATAGTACCGTACAATTGCGTAAATCATCAGAGATTTGCCTGATGCAGTCGGTGATAGGAGTAATTTTCTATTATGCTTTAAAGCATCATATACTCCCTCAATTTGATACTTTCGAGGAGGATGTTTGGAAATAGCATACCT